AAGGGAAATGAAATGCACTCTTGTTGAATCTAAATTACCCGTAGTCGAAAAGAAGACAGATCGAGTTCGTAAAGAAAACGATGATGTGATTTCTGTTTTCGACTTAGAAAAGAACGAATGGCGTTCTTGCAGGTATGATTCAATTAAGCAAATTAACTTTACCCTTGGAGAATAAATGGCAACAAAACGTGAACATGATGCAAGCAAAGTTCTTCAATCAGAACCACTAGTATCTAAACTCGATCCTTTGTCAGATGACTATACAATTACTTTGATGCGTCTTAATAATTGGTATAGTACAGAAAAGACACGGTCTGATTCCTACAAATACTATCAGCAATATGTTAAAAAGAATCGACCAACCGATGTAAAATATTTTGCCGAGGTTGAGGAAAGAGATGTTCACATTACTTATGGTTGGATGGCACGTATGCTTTTACAAGGCGCCATTGTTTCCACAGATCACCAAAAAGCATTTGACAAAAATCTTACTGGTCTAATTGATCTAGGTAAAGCTAGATTATTGACAAAAGAAACAACCGTCAAAGTCGCAGTAGCTACAACAACAGTTAAACGTACATCTATTCAAGATGCTATGAAAGAAAAAGCATCTGAGTATGTCGGTGAGCTTGAAGGCTTTATTGATGAGTTTGTTACTGAGGATAAAGAGTTCAATTTATATAATCACCTCAAAGGTAATCAAATTCCTGCTCCTTATGTTATCACAGTTAAGAGTTGGGCAGAAAGCAAACTTACAGAATTTGAAGAAGTTGTAGATTCCAAAGATTCACAGATTGTAGAGGGTTATTCAAACTTTAACAAGCGCAAACTAAAAAGCATGGTTAAGATGTTTGAATCATTCATTGCAGATTGTGACAAATATGGTCAGTTCAAGAAAGCCAATCGTAAGCCTCGAGCAGTTCGAGAAAAACCGGCAGTTGCACAAGTTAAGAGTTTGAAATACAAACTCAAAGATGAAGAACTCGGATTAACCTCAGCCAGGGGAATAGATCTTGTAGGCGCAGAACAAGTGTGGTTGTTTAATACGAAAACTCGTAAGCTTGCAGTATACACATCCGAATCTACAAAAGGTATGACTGTTAAAGGTACTACTTTGCAGAATTGGTCTCCAGAAAAATCAAAGCAAAAGACTTTGCGTAAACCTGAAGAACAAATTAAAGATTTGATGGCGTCAGGTAAGGTCAAACTTAGAACGTTCTTGGATAGTATTAAATCCAAAGAACAAGCAGTAAACGGTCGGATAAATATAGATACAATCATTCTAAAAATTACGAGGTAAATATATGGCCGGTTTAAGTCTAAGTTATTGTCAGCTAATCAAGATAGTATTATCTCAGATTGGCGGCAGTCCATTACAACAAGTTTATACTCAGTTAAGCCAAGGTGCAAAACAAATAACTACTGGTTCAGGTGTTATTCCAAATGGCTTAACTGAAGTAACAACACTAATCAATACAATTACTAATACTATCAATAACGCATCTGGTATTGTTGCTACTGCTCAGGATACGATGGAGAAGATTGCTCAGCAAATCTATCAAAATCCTATTGGATCTGTTCTTGATACAACAATAGATCAATTAGATGTCAGAGTGACACGAATAACAATTCGCCAACAAGACATTACAACATATGAAAATGCAAATGGTGCAGGCACTGCTTCCCCTCTTCCTCCCTTTACAACTATTGCTGCAGAAAAACAATCACTAACAGATGAAAAAGCAGATTTGACTCGTTTAAGAGCTAAGCTTATCACATATAAGGGTAATTCCGATAAGCTAAGTGGTGTTGCTACATTATCAGGTGCAGAAGCAGGCGGTGGATGTTCATTACAAGATCTCTTAGGATCTGGTTGCACTCCAAATGATGCAGTACCAGATGTTGACCTTAAAAATTTAATTGATTCAATTAAACAAGGTGATTTGATTAAAGCTATCGGTGATAAAATTGCAGCAAATACTGGATATGATGCATATAAAACTGCTCTTCTTGGGTTTGAAAGTACTGTAAATGGTTTTATTGATAGTTTTAATGCATCTATTAATAAAGCCGCTCTTCGTAATGCTATTCAATCTCAAATTACTCAGATAGTGTTCAATTTGCTTTCAGGTTGCTCCGGTGAAGTATTAGACTTAACAGTTAAGCCTAATGTTAAAACTGCAGTTAGTAAGTATATAGAAGTATTGCAAGATCAAGCTAATGTATCGCCTACGACAGCTGTAGAAGGTACATATGTGGATCCAAATGGTAATGTAACTGCAGTAACAAGTGTCGTGACATCTCAATCAGTAACAGGAACAGATGTTGGACCTTTTGATGCGGCAAAAACGGCGGGTCAAACTTATACGGCAATAGTTTTTATTCCAGGCACTACGTCAGAAACAAACGAAACACAAACATTCAACCTAGGCACATTATATTCTAGTGCGAGGGCAGCTGCAGATAACATAGATGCATTAATGACAAGAAATGAAATTACTAGATATACAATAACGATAAAACAAGGCGATACCGTACTAGCAACTTATAGAACAAATATGTAATGAAAGAAAATTATGATCGTAGTTGATTTTAACCAAACCGCTATTTCTAATCTTATGATGGAAGTAGGCGGACGTAATGATGTGGAAATTCAAGTGCCCCTTTTGCGGCATATGATTTTAAATTCTATTAGAAGCTATAAACAAAAATTTGGTAAAGAATATGGTGAGCTAGTTATTGCTTGCGACAATCAAAATTATTGGAGACGCGAATATTTCCAGTACTATAAAGCAGGTCGTAAGAAGGCAAGAGAAGATTCCGGTTTTGATTGGAAAACAATCTTTGAAGCATTGAACCTTATTAGAAGTGAGATTGATGTATTCTTTCCATATAAGGTAATCAATGTCGATGGCGCAGAAGCAGATGATATTATTGCTGTTTTAGCAGAGTGGTCTCAAACAAATGATACAAACAATCTTTTGTTTGAGGATCCAAAGCCATTCCTAGTTCTTTCTGGCGATCATGACTTTATTCAGTTGCAAAAGTATAGCAATGTGAAACAGTTTTCACCTGTACAAAAGAAATACGTTAAGCCTGACATTAGTCCCGAAAAATATATCTTCGAACATATTATTCGAGGTGATAAAGGCGACGGCGTTCCAAATGTATTATCCGCAGATGATAGCATTGTAAATGGTATCCGACAGAAAGCTATTCGTCAAGATAAAATTGATGTATGGTATAAAGACTTTGAAGCAATGCCAAAAGATGCAGACTTCAAAAAGAATTATGAACGTAACAAAAAGCTAGTTAGTTTTGACTCCATTCCCGACAAAATTAAAAATGCTATTATAAATAGTTATGTCGAAAAACCACAAAAAGATAAAAGCAAGTTGCTAAACTTCTTTATTGAGCATAAAATGAAAAACATGCTCGAACTCATCGAGGAATTTTAAAATGAAAACATCAATACCGCAAATCTTTGACGAAGTCGAAAAGGCTGGAAGCAAAGAATCAAAAATTAAAGTGTTAAGAGCATATGATACGCCTGTACTAAAAGGCATTTTGCAAATTAATTTTAATACTGATATCAAAGTACATTTACCTGACGGCGAGCCTCCATTCAAGAAGGACACGTCTATTCCAACAGGATATTCTGAAACTAATCTTTATACCGAATTTAGACGATTCTACATTTGGTTAAATGAAAGTATTAATTTGACTCGCGCGCGAAAAGAACAATTATTTGTTCAATTGCTAGAAGGCATTCATTGGACAGAAGCAGAAGTTGTTTGTTTGGCAAAAGATAGAAAGTTGCAAACAAAGTACAAGTCATTGAAAGAAGATCTTGTTCGAGAAGCGTTCCCGGATGTACTACCACCTAAAAAGGTTCCGGTCCCAGCAAAAAAGAAAGAGGCTTCTTTGAACAAGTAATAAGTTTGTTCAAAATCAATTCTGCAGAGGTATCCAACAAAGAAGCCTGGTTAGATTTAGGATCCATGCCAGATGATCCATTATACGATAAGAGATCGTTTGAGGATCACAAATACAGAGCATTTGACAAGTATTGAAAAAGGTGTTATAATAAAGTATGTTTAAAGTGAGGTATTCTATATGACTATGCACCTTGAAGGCCCTTGGTTATCTGCTTTAGGTAAGAAAAAGGGCAAACAAAAATTTCGCAATGCTGAAGAAGCAAAACGGCATCGCGAACTTACCGCCGAATGGGAAAAGCTTGTTCAATCCCACGGCACAAAAAACAAAGCTGCCGCTAAAGTAGAAAAGTTATCTTACTCTTTATCTACTCCTCCAGGCAGAATCACAAATACACATATCAAAAGCTTAAACACTGGACACACAGGTGCAGTTGCAAGCAAACCCATTCCTCAATATACAGGTACAAAGATGATAGGCATTGGAACTATGCACAAGTCTAATGCTGTCCCCATCTTTACTGATGATGAGGCCAAATCAATTTCAAGTATGAGACGTTAATATGAAAGTAGTATTAGTTACGGGCGGATTTGATCCTTTACATAGTGGTCATATCGAATATTTTAAAGCAGCTAGAAAATTAGGTAATATATTGGTTGTCGGAGTCAATTCTGATGATTGGCTAACACGGAAAAAAGGTCAACCTTTTATGCCATTGAATGAGCGCATGGCAATCATAGAAGCCCTTCAACCTGTTACTTATTGTATTTCTTTTGATGATGCCGATAATAGTGCTAAAGGTGCAATTAGAAAAGTCAGAGAATTGTTTCCCAATGAAACGATTGTTTTTGCGAATGGCGGAGACCGTACTAAAGAGAATATTCCTGAAATGGATATTGTAGATGATAAGTTAGAATTTGCATTCGGCGTAGGTGGCGAAAACAAGATGAATTCTAGTTCTTGGATTCTTCAAGAATGGAAAGCACCGAAGACCGAGCGGCAATGGGGTTATTACCGAGTACTCCACGAAGATGGCAAAGAAATTAAACTTAAAGAACTAACTGTAGAGCCGGGCAAGTCTCTAAGTATGCAAAGACATCAACACCGAAGTGAATTGTGGTTTGTTGCAGAAGGACGAGCTACAGTATATTCTTTACACCCGATAGAAAATTATAGTTTTAAGCGAGGTACTTACGAACGCTTTGCAACTATTAGTATTGCAGATAATGAATGGCATCAGCTCTGCAATTTAACCGAATCCCCATTAAAGATTATTGAAATCCAATATGGTGATAATTGTATCGAAGAAGATATTGAACGTGTATAAACTAAAGGAAAATATATTATGACAGTACCATCAAGCCCAGCAGACCGCAAAGCTATTCTAGATTGCATGAAAGAAATTAGTGGATCTATGACGCGCACCGAAGGTGAACGAGAATTTGTTCGTGAATCAATTAAAGAAATTTGTGAGAAATATGATTTATCTAAAAAGACATTCCGTCGTATGGCTAAAGTATACCACAAACAAAACTTTAATTTAGAACTTGAAGAACATGAAGAGTTTGAAAATATGTATCAAACTATTACAACTACAACAACAATGGCCAAAGATACAACAAATGTATAATCAATATATTCTAGAAGCAAAATACCTCGATAAGATCCGCCGAGTAAAACGTAAAACGATTGTGGGGGTTTATCCTACTCTAGAAGCTATTGAGAAGGTCAAAGAAAAAATGCTTGCTGAAGAAATTAAATATAAATTATTATTCTCAATCAATGGACAATTTAATCCGTTTCTTGGAAATATTGCTTGACATTCTTTCCAATTGGTGTTATAATAAGACATTAAGGAGCAGAAATGAGCAACATCTACAATATTTTTGAACAATTAGCTTCAGACAATTCCCGTTTAGCTAAAGAAGCAATTCTTATTAAAAACAAGAATAACACTTTACTTAAAAGAGTATTTTATTTGGCGTTGGATCCCTTTACTCAGTTTTATATCAGGAAAATTCCAACATATCAAACTGCTCCAGATATCCATCAAAAAACACTAGAAGAAGCATTGGACAATCTTAGTGTATTGTCAGACAGGGTGATGACAGGCAATAATGCAATTAACCATTTACAATTTATTTTAGGATCGGTGAGTTCAGAAGATGCAAAAATCATTGAGCGTATTATTGCAAAAGACATGCGTTGCGGAGTCTCCGAAGCAACCGTTAATAAAATTTGGCCAGGAGCTATCTCGACATACCCAGTTATGTTGGCTTCTGGATACGACCAAAAGCTCGTCGACAAAATCTCATTCCCAGCTTATGTCCAGCTCAAGCTTGACGGAATGCGATTCAACGCAATCGTTAAAGGTACAACGGTAGAATTTAGATCTCGCAATGGTAAAGAATTAAATATTCCTAACCCTGCATTCTCAGTACCATTTGTAAAAATGGCTGAACATTATAAACAAGACATGGTGTTCGATGGCGAGCTATTGATTGCAGACTTTGCAGGCAAACCCGTTAATCGACAAACAGGCAATGGTATTTTGTCTAAGTCAATTAAAGGCACAATGAATGAGATTGAAGCCGATAATGTTCGAGCAACATTGTGGGATGCCATTCCTTATACTTCATTCATCGAAGGTATTGATAATGAACAATATAACACTAGATTTGCTAAATTGCTTAATTCTATTTCCTATGTTAATAATCAATTTACTCAATTTAGACATTATGTATCTCCAGTATGGAATAAAGAAGTCAATGACCTTTATACTGCTCAAAAGATCTTTGAGAAGTTTCTTTCCGAAGGTCAAGAAGGTACTATTCTAAAATCTAAAACAGGTATTTGGCAAGACAAACGCTCCAAAGAACAAATTAAGTTTAAAGGCGAATTGGAATGCGAACTTAAGGTTGTTGATTGGGAAGAAGGCACAGGCAAAAACGTTGGCCGTCTAGGAGCATTGGTATGTGAATCGAGCGACGGTGTTATTCGAGTAAATGTCGGCTCAGGTTATTCGGACGAACAGCGTGATGAATATACCAAAAAAGTAATAGGAAAAATCATCACTGTAAAATATAATGCTCGTATTAAAGATAAATCTGGGGTTGAGAGTTTGTTCTTGCCCGTTTTTATCGAATTGCGTGAAGATAAAGATAAAGCGGAGTCTAGTAAATCTATCAAATAATTATAAATAATCGGGAAATGAGGATTTCATATGCCCGCAACAATTTATAACTTTCCTGAGAGACGAACCTACTATCGAGGTTACAAGATTCCTCTTTATACAGAAGAGGAAATCTTTTTGACTATTTTTGCTTTAAATATGTTTGGTAATGTTAAAGAAAACGTTACTGAAAAAACTCTAGAAAGCTATGAACCTATAGAAGTTATTAAAGCCTTATTAGAAGCCAAATCCTGTTTTGCACTATCTACAAAAGCAAAACATACTATAATGAATATACTTAAATCTATTGAAACATTGTGAATATATTTTACCTACATAATAATGTATATGAATGTGCTAAAATGCACCCAGACAAACACGTCGTGAAAATGATCCTCGAATATGCTCAACTTCTTTCTACTGCTCATCGTTATCTTGATGGCAATATCGTTACTGGCCACACTAAAACTGGTCGAAAACAAACTCGAT